CTCTTGAACTACTAACGGTTTATCCAAAAGCTCTAGCGTACCGTTTGCTGCTGTTGCCTTGACGTTGTACAACACAAACACCGCTGTACTAGCGTCTGTAAGCGTAACCGTAATGGTCGATGTGCTGCCACTATCGTCAGCTACAACTAAAGACTTAAATATCGCTGTTTTTGCTGTCGGCGCTGTATATAACGTCGTAGCACCAGTAGTTGTTAAATCCAATTTAGCGTTTTTATAAAAACTAGCCATTTACCCTAAAAACCATGTTAATGCGTTGTTTTCGTCCTGACCCTCTATTTTAGAAGGCATTTCCGTATCTGTTAAAGCTATCTCAATGTCTCTAAAAGCTCTTTGTACAAGCTCTGGGTTATACTCAGTTTCCACGTTTGGCAGACTGTTTTTCAATAATTTAGCCATTATCTTTTACCATCTGGTCTAGCTTCTAGGCGTAAATCGCCCAAGGTCCATGCAATATCAGCAGAAGAACTTTCAATCCTAATAGCAGCTTGTCGAGCTCTGGCTCTTAAAAAAGCTTGTTGAGTTGTGCTACTAACAGAATTAGTTGAGTTAGTGGCTAACGTATCTCCAGGGTAATCTCTGGTTTTTATAATGTAATCAACTGTAGCCGAAGTACCGCTGGTAATGTCTATATCAGGTATAAGCCTAGTTAAAAACATAAATTGTTCACCTGCCGGGTCTAAGTCAAAATCGGCTGACTCAATAAATGATGTCATAGCAGATCCATCGTCCGTGTCCCCTAATTCGTGATTATATATGTAATTTGAACTAGACGCTGTACCCGCTGCCCTTGGATAATCATTAACACCGTAGTCAATCCAAGCAGTTCGAGACAAAAAACCAATGTCCCAGGTTCCCTCTAAATAATTAAATTTTGCATATCGGTCTATTTCTTCTGCGCCAGAAGAAACATAAAACCATATAACTTCATTAAACATTCTGTTGGATGCGGCAAAAAACTTGTATTTTTGAGATAAATTAATGTCATCGAAAACGTACCTAAGCACGGTGCATGGAACAGTGTCAACCTTACCTGTGTAAGCGTAGAAATTTTCTCTAGCCATCCAAAACACTCTGTCTCCTACAGAAACTACAGCGTTAGGTGATATTAATGAAATGCCATTGGCTAACAAAGAAAAACCAAATGTTAACGGAGGACCAACAAACCGCATAGAGTGCAAGCTAACATCCGTCCAAATAAGCACTTCTGCTCTAGTTTTAACAGCAGCAATAATTTCTGACCCAGATGACAGCCTTTGATCTCCAGAGGTGTTTAAGGCCGTTGGCGTCCAGTTAAAAGGATCTTCTTGATTTGACCATCGTATTAATAACAAATCTTGGTCTGATTCCCCTAACGGATTACATCCAAAACAAATAACATGCCTGTCAGCACCTGAAACCATTATTTGTCGTGTGCGTGTTGGAGTGTTTGACGCTCCTGTTTGAGCTGAAAGAGCCGTTGCTCTAGCATTTAAACCTGAAGTTTTATCCCAATAGTAAGGAGCATCATCAAATACATTAACAATTAAATCTTCGCCCCAATTATCTTGTCTCCAAAGACGCAACTGATCTGCTGTGTTAACCGTTGTTTCAGCAGATTCTCCCCACCCAACAAAAGTATTAGCTTCCGCAACAACATCTCCTGCTGTGTGAGCCACTGCGGTTGTGCCTCTAGCACCTCTAGCCACACCTGCATTTAATGTGTTAGTGCTTTTACCAGTGTATTGAATTAATTCCTCTCCTACCCTTATTAAACCAACAAAAGTAACTGCGGCTCCATCCGCTCCCGCGGCAACCGTTGTTCCGTCAACACCTCGTGTAAGTCCTGTGATCGTGGTTGCTGTAGTCCCGGTATAATCTATTTTTTCACTTCCAATAAGAACTGTTCCTTGACTAGGAAAGCTACTAGCATCGTCTAAAACAAGTGTTGCGGAGCTAATAGTAATTGCCCCGTTAAGAGTATCTGCTACTGTTTCAAAGTTACTAGCACTGGTTAACACCACAGAAGTTGCTGAATCTGTTAAATCGCTTGCTAAAGTAGTTTCAGATACGCCACTGGTTGTTCCGCCCCAAAGACCAGCGCCAAACCCTGTTCCTTGCACATAGGTAGATAAACCCGCAGTAATTTGATATTCAGCAACTACAGAACTACCACCTCCAGCAGTAGACCCAGACGAAGCACTACCAGCAGTTGTAACTGTGTAGCTATTACTATTAACTACTGTAATCTCAAACTCAGTATTAAGTTGCGCTGCTGTAATTCCGTCTGTTGTTGCTGCTCCACTGAACGTAACAAAATCTCCAGTATTTGCTCCATGATTTGCCGCTGTTACAGTTACCGTTGCTGAACTAGCACTGCCCGTTGTAAAAGGATTACTGCCTAATGTGGTTGTTGCTCGAACAGGAGTCACATCGTAATACAACCCTCCTTCTTCTACATAAAGCTTAGACTCTGTTCCAATACCCAAGTATTTTGAGCCATCTAACGCTGCCCATGTATGCAAAGAACGAGCTTGTCCTTCTAACGCAGTGCCAGATAACTTGGACCACCCGCCCATTTTTTCAGGCCGTCCTTTTCTAAAACGAATTAAACTAGAATCAAACCATCCCTGGTCATTGCCGTAAGAAGTTGTTTCTCTATTAATACCCGGCTTAAAAACCACTTTAGCTAAAGGCATTAGGCAAGCCCTCTTTCGTAAATATTTTTAAATGAAGAACCTAACGCTCCAATTCCTCTGTATACAGTTGGGTCAACAGATTGGTATGTTTGCTGGCCACCTACGTTTATTGGATTTCCTGCCGCATCCATGCCAATAGTGCCGCTACCTGTGTTAGTAGTGTAGCTATCCGTTGCTGCACTTTCGGCCACGCTTTGTCCTTCTGGAGGATCTATTGTGTCAAGAAGTATGTTAGCCCCTACATTTTTTAATGCGGATGACGTCCCTGCTGCACCTTGTCCTATAATTCCTTCTCCACCTGCTTTTGCTGCGGCAACAGCGTCAGCACCTTCTCTTCCAAAATATGTTCCTACTCCAGTTCTAGCTATATCACCTAAATCACCGCCACGAGCTCCGGTAATTCCTGCGCTTAAAGCGGCAGCTTGAGCGTTAGTAAGAGGTCCCGCTGGCAAGCCTGACATCAAATACGACTGCCCTGTATTAGCTACTATGTCACCAAGACTTTGACCTCTAGCGGCTCCCGCTCCTGCTTGAGCAGCAATACCTATAGATTTTGTAACAGGATCTCCAAAAGCAACCATTATTGGCGCTATGTAATCAGCAAAAATACCACCGGCTTGCTGTAAAAAGCTGCCTTTCTTCCTTTGCTGCCTTTGAGCAGTTTCTCTTTGAGCATAATCATAAGCTTGTAAAGCAAACTCAGGGTTAAAGTTTTCTGTAATCTGCCCCGTATCCAAATACGTTTTAAGTGCATCTACAGAACCATACGGCGCATCAATAGCGCTTTGAAACTCTGGTCTATCTCCGGTAGCAAAAGATTTTAAAGCGGCCCAGTTAGATTTGTTGCCGCCCATCTTGTTGCCACCTTCAAAATTAGCTCCTTCATATTGACCGTACTGATCATATAAATTTTGCAATGTTGGAAAGATGTTTTCGCTAGTTACGCCTGTGTTAGCTATACCCACCCCAGGAGAGCTAAACGGTAAGTTTTTAGCATTAAATTGACCCATGCGAACATATTCAGCGCCTGGCGTCATAAACCCATAAGTTTCCCACAAAGGTTTATCAGAAAAAACCGTGTAGTCACCTGTGTTAAAAAAACCTTTTTCTGCTTTCCTAGCGTAATCAGCTTCTCGATCTGCGCGTGTTTGATTTAAACTTTGAATACCTTCTAGCGTATATTCTGGAGCAGATAGCTGTCTTTGAATAAAGCCTCTTGCCCCAGGGTTAGCCGAATAATTTTCTAGCTTTGCTAAAGCATCGGCTTGGCTAGTTGGTTGAGCTTGATTAATAAAATCACGCAGCATTAACCCGGTTATTCCGGTGTTCTGAATATTTGATTGTGCTAGTGCATCTGTGTACGGATTTGACATAGCTATATTTTCCAAGCAATTCCAGCTAGTAACACAATAACTGACCCAGCGCCGGTAATCATAATAAACTCTATGCGTTTAATACGCAGTATAGCTTCTTTCCAGCGTTCTTCCATCTGAACTTCCATAACCGTAACACGCCTGTCTAAATCGTTAATTGGTTGCGTCATTTTCAAAGTTCTCGCCGTTTTCAAACTTATACTGTTCTTTAACTTCAACTATCAGCATATTAGTATAAGACTGCAACGCAAGTTCTAACGGCTCTAAATCTAGTCTTCGTCTATTAACTTTATCTTGTAAGTCTCGAATATGCCAAATGTACTTTCTTTGTTTATCTGTCAAATCAGACTCTTCATAATCATTACCGTCAATAGTAACTACGTTTGTTTCTTCAGTCATGTCATTATCCTGCCTCTAGTGCTGTTATTCTAGCTTCAAGCTCTTGTAT